GATGCCGAGCGCCTTGAGGCCGTCGCGTTCGCCGAGCATGGCCTTCGTGATCGTGTCGGCCACATCGGTCGCCGACTGCTGCCCGCCAGTCCACGCAGACAGGGCGCCGGACAGGTCCATCAGATCGGTCGACATGCCGGCGGCCTGCTCAGCGGTGAACCCCATCGGCTTCAACAGGTCACCGATCCCGGCGGCGGTGCCGACCAGCTCCGCTTTCGTGAGGCCGAGCGCTTTCGCGTTCCCATCCGCCCACGACTGCACCGATGCCAGCGACCCTTCGAACACGGTCTGCGACTTCTTGCCGAGCGCCTCCAGCTGGGCGCCCTGCTCGAGAATCATCGGGCCGTACCGGATCGCTGCTGCACCGACCAGACCGACGCCTGCGGCGCCGACCGTCGCCACCGTCTTCAGGCCACCCGTGATCTTGCCGAGCGCGCCACCGAACCGTGACCCCGACGACTCGGCGTCACCCGCGAGCTTGTCCGAGTCGTCGGCGAGGCGACCCAACTTCTCCTGCACGTCGCTGATGTCAGCGACGTACCGGACCCGTTCGACGAACTCTTCAGCCACCGGTCACCTCCCCCACGCCTCACGCTCAGCGGCCTGCAAATCCATCTCGGCGGCCACCGCGTTCATGTGCCGCTGCGCGCGTTGCCCGTCCTGGCGGGCCTCAGCCCGCAACGCCAGGAACGACGCCATCAACACCATCTGCTCATCCGGCACCCACACCGGCACCTCAGCCGGGAACCTGCCCAACTCGACACACACCGCATAGAGGGCCAGCAGATCTGGCCGGGCCCTCAGGACGCTTTTCCCGCTTCCACATCCAACGCTTCGGTGTCGGCCACCTCGTTGAACAACTCGCCCAACGCCGCCATCAACGCCGGCAAATCAGCCTCGGGGACAGCGTTGAAGAATCCGGCCGCCTCCGCGTAGGAGGTGAGCAGCGGTGCATGGCCATGATCATCGACCAGCGCCCACCGCAACACCCCGATCAACATGCGCGCCTGCGCATCATCCTCCGAGCCGGCAGCGGCCATCACCCGTGTCGCTTCCTCCCGGGTCGGGCGACGCAACGTGATCTGCGCACCCAACGACGGCAACTGCACCACCCGAGTCGCCGGTCGAACCGCCGACGCCAACAACCTCTCGATCGCCCCCCGGTCCATCAGTACGCCGTGTTGTCCGCGGTCTTCGACACGACGGTGCAGAACGCGCCCGCACCCTTGCGGACCGTGCCCTCACGCTCGATGTACATCGTCTCGCCGTCGGCCGAGATCGCGGTGTAGGCCGACATCTTCCAGTCGATCACCGGCAACTGGACCGAGACGGTGCGCTGGTTCGTCGTGGTCAGACCGTTGTCGAACGCGATCGTGAGCGACCCGCCCTGGAAGAAGTTCTTGTCGGCGGCGGTGCCGGTGGTCGAGCCGTAGACGACCTTCCGGTATTCGTTCATCGCGGTGGCGTCGGTGATCATCTGCTTCAACTTCACCTTGCCGCTCAACTCGGTCTTGATGAGATCGGCGCGGGTGACCTTCGACAGGCGGGGCCCGTCGACAGCCCATTCGAGATCGATCGAGAACGACTGCACGTTCGTCGCGGCCGACCCGTCGATCGTGTACGTCGCCTCGGTCAGCCTGTATGGGCCACCCGGCGTGCTGCCACTGACCCCCGTCTCATAGGTCGGTGTCACTGCGGTCGACTGCCAGCCAGGCGACAACGCTGTCCAGCCGAGCTCGGCCATCAGGTCGGTGTTCCCCTCACCCGAGATCGACATCGATGTGATCAACGAATCGGTGAACCGCTCGATGATGTCACCCGCGACACCGGCGCCCTGCTCGAGCGTCAGCCACGTGTTCGTCTCGGCCGGCGTCGCGGTGTGATCCCACAACGAACCCGCAGCGACAACAGCGTCAGCCCCGAGGAACCAGGCCATCAGCCTGGCCAACGTCTGCGGACGCCACGCCTGCCCGAACCCGCCGGCCGGGTCGTGCGCCGTCTTCATCGTCCGGGCAACGTACGGGCCGGTTCCGGCCTGGCGGACATCTTCGCCGTCCATGCCGTGATCCAGATCGACCGCACCCTGGAACGGTGCGAACACGGTCGGCGCTACCGCCGTGCCCTTCACCGTCTGCTTCCCAATGCCGACGTAATGGTTGATCGAGTTCGTGGTCCGCGGGTACCCGTGACGCCACAGACAGGGCCGCACCTTGGTGCGGCGACGGATCGCCTGGTTCATGGTCCTCACCCTTCCGCCCGGGCCTGCGCCGCGAGCTGCTCGTCGACCACCCAGTCATCCGACCAGACGATCGTCGGATGATCAGCAGAGGCCAACTGCTCCGCCGACACCCAGATCTCATCCCCATACCGCACCAGGCCACGGCCCGGCACCAACACGGTCTGCACCGATACCCACCGGGCCCGCACCGGACCCTCGACCTCCGGGCCGGCGGCGGCAGCGGTCTGCTCGTTCTGCTTCTTCACGTCTGCTCCCATCATGAGGTGGCGCTCAACGTCACCACGGTCTTGCTGATCTCCACATACGACACACCGACACCAGCGAACGCGGCCCGGTTCTCGGGCGGCACCGACCAGTTGCACGGCTGCGACCTGTGGCACGTGTTCGCCAACGTCGGATCCGCATCGATCGCGTCCGACACCAGCACCGCCAGATTCCGCAAGGTCAGCAACGACGACCCCGACTCATCCAACCCCTCGACACCACACACCCGATACACCCACGTGCGCTCCAACAGCCCCGACGGCGACGTCACCATCCGCCGCCCGGTCATCGTCGGCCCCGTGATCCACCACGCCCGCAACGACGGCTGACCACCGATCTGCGACACCAACATCGAACGCAGATCCGCCCGGGCGAACAGGTCATGCTCCCAGACGAGACCGACATCGGTGACCGACTGGATCCTGTTCCGGATCCGGGCCGTCACCGCCGACACATCTGCCGCCGCCATCAGTCACCCGACCCGAGCTCACCAATCCGGCGAGCCACACCAGCCACGATCTCAGCCTGACGCCCCGAATCGAACACCGCCTGCCGCGCCCGACGCACCACCCACCGGCCACGCGTACCCGACCGGCCGATCGCCTTCGCTGCCGAAGCCGGATCACCCGACGCTGACCGCTTCGCGATCGACTGTGTCGGTGGCTGCTTGCCTGGCCGGCGGCCACGCTCCAACACCACACCCAACGGCGATCGAGTACCGACGACCACCGCATCCGACTCCACACGCATCCCCATCGAGTCCGCATACGGCCCGGTGCGCGCCAACTGGCGGGCCTCATCCACCCATGCCCGACCCAACTCCTGCAACCCGTCATGAGCGACGCGCTGCGCATCACCAGCACGGCCACGCAACGCAGCCGCCAACGCCGGCGACACCTCAACCGTCACCTTCATCGCATCCACCACGGCACATCCGCTGCGAGCGCACCACGACGCGACACCGACCTGACCGGCGCCGAACGGACACGCCTCGACGGCTGCACACCGTCACCACCAGCCGACCCCAACCCGATGAACGTGTTGTAGATCACCCGCATCGCAGCTGCTGCGTCGAGCATCGACCTCGCCCGATCGCCACCATCGACGAAATCGGTCGGCATTGACCCCTGACGATCACGCGCAGCCTCCGCAGCCAACGCCGTCAGCACCATCGCGGCCGCCAACGACGTCACCGCCTGGAACGCCACCGGAGACAGCAGATCATCTGCCGCCACCGCGGTCGGTGTCGGCCAGGCCCCGAGGAACACCACCCGACACGCCGCCCCCGCCACATCCGACGGGACCAGCAGCCGTGCTGTGCCCGGCAACACCGGGTCACGCGTCGCGCTCCACGAACTCTCATCGAGCACCTGCGGCGGTGTCTGCCCCGCCGGGGCCTCCACTCGCAGGATCGTCGAGAACGCCTCCTGCCAGCCCTCAGCCTCGGTCGGGAACCGCAGATACCGGCCGGACGCGACAATGTCGACAGCGACCAGCCGAGGTCGGTCGATCGAGAACTGTGCGAGCGCAGGGATGATCCCTGCGGTCTGCGTCAGCGTCGCGTCCGCGTCGAGCCCAGCGGAATCCTTCACGAGCGCCTGCACCTTCCCGGTCCAGGCGGTGAGGGTCTGCCCCATCGATCAGACCGGCTCGACCGGTGCGCCGCCCGCAGCCAGCGCGGCCCCAGCCAACGGATCGATGATCTCACCCTCACGGAAGGCACACAGCTGCGCCCCGACCATCGCCTTGAACCCGGCTGTCACGCGGAACGGGCCGGGCCCGGCCTCGCCGTACTCGGCGACGATCGGATCCACCACGTCACCCGCGGCCTGTACGTCACCCGACTCTGCCGGGATGTCGGCCACCGACACGTCCTGCGTCTCATCCGCCACCGACACGTCCTGCGTCTCATCCGCCACCGACACGTCCTGCGTCTCATCCGCCACCGACACGTCCTGCGTCTCATCGGCCACATCACTTGCGGCCTGCACCTTGCGTCCCATCTCGCACTCCTCTCGTTGTCGTTGCTCACACACCCCGGCGGGCCGGGGCCGGCGCCCACGAAAGGCGACCGGCCCCAACCACCGGGCACCACTCAGGCGTGCTCGATGACCACGCCACGCTTGACGATCGCCGTATCACCCGAGGTCGAGTCGGTCGCGATCGCGAAATCACCCGTCCACGCCCACGAGCTGGACACGACCTGCTGCAGGCGGTCCTGCGGCGGCCGTACGATCAGCACCACCTCGAGGCCGGGAGCGACCTCGACCATCGAGATACCGGGAGCGGTCTCGACACCGGTCCCGTCGAGCAACTGGCCCTGCCCTTCGAGCGGCATCGCCACGATCGGGTCCGCGCCGACCACGATCGGACGACGTGCCAGCGACACCGTCATCGAGTCGCCTGACACCGTCGGCGTCTCGATGTTCAGGATGAACGTGATGCCACCGAACACGGTCAACCTGCCCTGCTGGTACACGTCGGCGGGACCCTGGGACTGGAAGGCCTGACGGAACTCGGTGTCCGACAGCAGCTGACGCATCGTGGTCGCATCCACATGCGCGTGGTAGGTGCCGTCCGCGGTGGGCGGCACGTTCATGCCACGCAGACGTGCCACGGCGTCGAAGAACAGACCGATCGTCGCGGTGTCCGTGCTGATCAGGTTGTACGCCGTCGCACGAGCGTTCGGCCGGATCGTGATCGGAGCATTCGTGGCGATGATCGGATCACCGAGCACGTCGACACGGGCGGTGCCCAGCGTCAGGGTGCGGTTCACCGCGTCGACACCGGTCACCGTGTTGGCGACACCGTTGATCGTCACCGCCAGCGTGTTCGTGGCAGACACCGCAGTCGGCACACCGTTCACCAGCACCGTGTCGAACCCGGCCGTCGAGCTGACAGCGATCGACGTGTTGCTCGCGGCGTCAGCGGTCCGGCACCAGGTGCGGCCACCCGCATAGGAGGCGTACAGCTTGTTGCGGGCGAGCTGGTTCAGCGACTGGCCGGCGTTCACGCCCAGGATCTGGATGTCCTGGATGAACTTGCGGGCCTGGCCGACCAGCGAGCCGAGCATGTTGGTGTCCGTCGAGTTGCCGTACTGGTCGAGCACACCGGAGAACTGCTCGATCGAATAGGTCGAGGCCGACACGTCGCCGGTGAGCGGCGTGGTGGTCGGCGTGAGCAGACCGGTGCGGGTGCGGGTGAGCCGCTGACCGATCGAGCCCTGCACAGGGTCGATCGACGCTTCGAGCGGGAACAGGAAGTCAGGACGCAACGCGTTCTGGAAAGCCTGCTCCAACATGCCGTCCTGGATCAGAGCGCGGATGCCGACGGGCAGCAGCGCGTTCACCGGGTGACGGTGCAGACAGAACCGCACAGCGGTGCGGCGACCGGTGTGGCGATGGGTGGACAGGGACTGGGTCATGATGCCTCCTCGGGCAAGATGTGGAAGGTGAGGGCGGCTGGCAACAGCTCGGCGAACTGCTCCAACCAGATCGCCACGGACTGCTCCATGGCGGTGACCGCAGCGCACACCGATGGCTCGGCGTGCCCCTCGATCGTCAACTGCCACCGGCCGTCGGCCTCGGACAACACCGCACGGATCATCCGCGTGGCTTCAGGCCGAACCGGGCCAGCTCGGTAGCGAGCTGCTTGCGGTCGGTGAAATCCGGGGCGGCGTCACGCCGCGGACCCTGATCCGCCGAACCTGCCCCCGCCTTCGCAGCGAGGTATGGGCGCTCCCGGACGAGCGCCTCGATCGCGGCCGACAGGGCCGCATCGGTGACGTTCCCCTGAGCATCGCGCTCGAGGTCGTCGAACTTGATGAACGCCTGCGCATCAGCAGGGTTCGTCAACTTGCCGGTGGCGACGCTCAACACACGCGCAGCCAGCACCCGACGATCAGCCTCCGCCACCTTCGCAGCAGTTTCGGCCTCGATCTCCTGGCGCATCTGCTCGCGTGCCGCCTCGACAGCAGCAGCGATCTTCTTCTCATCGTCGGTCATCGCCTTGGCACGCAACTCGTCGGCCTCAGCCCGCAACCGGTCACGTTCCTCCGCAGCGGCCTTCGCGGCCTTCTCGGCATCACGACGCGCCTTGCGTTCGGCTGCCAACGCAGCCTGCCCGCCGGCACCCAACTCGTCACCAGCACCACCACCGGTGCCACCGGTGCCACCGGCAGCGCCCTGGTCGTTACCCGACTCGTTGCCGGATCCATCTTCGGGGTGCCGCCACACGACAGCACGCACCTTCTTGCTCGGAGCCATCGCGGCCCTCCTGTTTCTGACGCGGCCCCCTCGCGAGGCCGACAACTTCACCCCGTCACAGGGCTTCGAACTGGACCCCGGCCGGATACAGCACCGGCCCGAGTTCGCCATGGTCATGCACCGCCGTGAGCCGCTCGAGACGACCCGACCGGATCACCTTCAGCTGCTCACGCGCCCGATCGACCTGGCCGGCGCGCTTGGCCGCCTTCTCCGACCAGTTGTCGGCCCGCTTCGCGTAGCGGGTCTCGGCTTCCTGATCCGGTGTCGTGCGGGCCTGCTCACGCCAATGCGCTGCACGAGCCCGATAATCCTCCACCACCCGATCCGTGTCAGCGATGTACCGCCGCAGCGAGATCTCGTCGACCACACCGTCAGCCTTCAACCGGCGCAACTCTTCCCGGTCGATCACCCGACCCGGATCCTTCCCGCCGACGATCGCGGCGACCGTGCACCCACAGTGCACATGCAACCCCATCAGCTCCTCGGTGCCGTACCGCTGCGTCGCTGCGAGCCGGCAGAACGAGCACGCATTCCCGTCAGTGACCCGCCGATACCCGACGATCCGAGGCTCCGCCTTCATCGCTGCCGAACCCGCTGCACGGGCCGCCAACATCGGATCGGTCGCAGCGATCTGCACCAGCCGCTGCCGACCCACCTCGCGGGCCGACGCCAGACTCTTTCCCTCCGACAACGCCACACGCATCGACACGAACGGCTTCGCCAACACCTCCACCGACGCCAACCCTCGAGGCGTCACCCACCGCTCATCCAACACGATCGGATCCCGAGGGGCCGTCCCCGTCGCAGCCGCCACATACACCGGCTGATACGCCAGCGCAGCCGACGCCGCCGCAGCGGTCGCACCCTCCAACGGTTGCACCGCCACCGCCAGGAACCGGTCGAGCGCATCCGACGACGGATCCACTGCGATCCGGGCCCAGAGCCGCTCCATCACCGTCACCGTCCGGTCACGGATCGCCAACAGTTGGTCCTGGTGCCTGCGGGCCAACGCCACCAACTGCCGCTCGTCAGCCCCAGGCATCACACACTCGAGTCAGCCGCCGACCCAGACACACCGCTGCTGGCCGGCGGCGCCGCCAACAACTGGTTCAACGCGTCATCGACACGCATCAGCTTGAACCGTTCGATCTGCTGCGGCGAGAACCCGAGCAACTCCCACAGCTGCTGCGTCGGCACATCCAACGACTTCATCTTCATCACCGCATCGACATGCTCGGACTCGGTGCGCGACTCCGGATCAGCCCACACCGTGGTGATCGTCTCACCGGCCGGCAACTCCCGACCGTTCATCAACAGCGCGAGACGCATCACCTCAGCCCACGACGCACCGAACCCGCGCTGCCGGCGCTTCGCCTTCGCCACCAACGGGGCCTCGGCCGCACGCAACGACTCACCCGACGGCAACACACCGGTGTTCAACAGGTAGTGCGGCGGCGTCGCCGTCTGCGACGCGATGTGCTGCACCAGCATCACGATCGCCTTCACGTACGGATCGAGATCGGTCTGGCCGAACTCACCGAACTTCGCATCAGGTGCTGTCACCGACCACAGCCGGTTCACCGCAGCGATGAACTCGTCGGACGGCTGACCATCACCATCAGAGTCGTCCGGGATCTCCACCCCGGTCGCCCACCGCTGCCGGAACGCGCCGTACTCGGCAGCGACCACCATGTCGGCCAGCAGCTTGTTGATCATGTCCTGCTTCGACAGGATGTTCTCGATCTCCGACACCGACGGTTCCAGCAGGCCAGGCCGGTTCACGATCGGCACCACCGGCACCACACCCCACCGGTTCGGAACCGGCCACTCCTCACCATCGACCACCCGAGGTTCCCACCCGCGACGGCCACGCCGGAACTTGTAGATCCCATCCGGCAGGTACACCGTGCACACCTGGCCGAGTTCCTCGTCGCGCCACGCCTTGGCCGCAGCCAACCGACGCGACCGATTCTCCGGGTCGAGCTCGACGATCACATGCAACGGATGCTCGATCGTGATCACCGGCACGCTCTGCGAATCGGGACGCCACACGATCGCGTGTGCCTCACCCAACTTGAGGGCCTCGGTGTGCGCCACCGGGGAATCCTCCGGCATGTTGTTCGCCTGCCAGATCGCCCACGCCTCACGGTCAGCCTGCTCGTCGTTGCCGAGACGGAACCCGGTCACATCGAGCCGCTCCTCCACGGCCGACACCACCAGCTGACACCAGTTGTCGTTGATCGCCGACAACATCGTCCCGAACTCCTGCCGAAACCGAGAGGTCGCGTAGGCGAGCGGGGTGCGGCCGGCGTAGTACCGCTCAAGCTTCTCGAGGCGCGCGCGCTGCTGATTGAGTTGCCGAGTGAGCCGATCAGCCCACCACTCAGGAGATCTCGGTTCCGGCATCAGCTCACCACCTCGACTGCAGACGACGCGACCGCTTCGGCGGTGGCGGCACATTCACACCGGCGGCGACAGCGTCACCACGCGCTTCCCACGACAGACACCCGGCCATCACGAGGTCGATCTTCAGCGGCGAATCCGGCCGCTCTTTCTTCACGATCCACAGCGGCTCGTCCTCGACGGTGCGCACATGGATCGAGTCCCTCACCGCGTTCGCGATGTGCGCCGCGTACCGCTCATCACCGGTGTGCGACAACACCCCGTCCTGCATCGCCGCTGCGAACGTCCGCAACGCGTACGCCATCGGCTTCGGCCGGTTCGTCCACCACCGGTTCACCCGGCCCGGATACCGGCCTTCCCACGCATCGACCCACTCATCCCAGTACGGCGGATCGGCGTACATGCGCCACACGTTCCACCGTGCGAACGCCGCCTCGACCGCCAGGTCCACGTCAGCCGCGGGGACCTCCCAGTCGTCATCGGCGTCGACCGGCCGATCCCACAACCCGACCACCTGCTGAAACCCCGACGCCACATGCGTCACCACCAGACCCGTCGAGTCACGCCGGCGCGCACCGTCGAACCCGAGCGTCACCAGCTCGCCATCCGGGATCTCGTCCATCTCCGGATGCACGAGCCCCGCCCACACCTTCGGATCGAACGCCTTCAGGCCGCCCTTCACCCACTGGTTGAGCCACACGCGTCGGTAGTAGGCCCGGTCACACTTCGGTTCGAACCAGTGAGCGATCAGCGGCTCGAGATCACCCGACCATGTGGCCGGGCCCGTCGCCTCGAGCAGCGCACCACGCACCTCATCGGCCGTGCCGAGCGGCATGTCATCCGGAGCGAACCGCGCCGCATAGAACAGCGACGGATCCGACACCTTCCCCGCAGCACACAACTCGGCGTACTCGCGGGTGTCCTGGGCGAGGCTGCGCTCACCGAGCTCGCCCGCCGTCGTGGTTTCCAACGTCCACGCATCAGCGTCGACACGCTTGAACAGGTTCTGCAACGCCGTGGTGTGCGCCTTGCGCAACCGCGGCGAGAACATCCGGTGCGTCTCGTCGAAATGTTGCCAGCTCGTACGAGCACCATCACGAGCGTTCGGTGACCCGGCCAACGCTGCGATCTTCCCGGCCTCACGGCCACGAGCATCGAGCA